GTTGCTACAAGATGATCAACCAACGCCATCTGTTTTGCAGTCAACTTCTGTTGTCCAATGGTCTTCATATGCGCCTCCAGAAGCCCCCCTCTCCCTCTCTCCCCCCATTTACCACGCTTATCATGGCCCCTGTCAAGTAACGTAATGTTACAGTCCGAAAGAAACTGTGTCCGCTATGCCAGTCGATGCGCCCAGTCAAGGCTTCCCTTCGGCGCTTCGCGGCCTTGACTTTGCGCATCGTCTGTCATTTGCGGGATCACATAATAAAGGAGAAACTATGAACAACATCAAGCAAAGAATCTTATTCGCTATCTCAGACCTGTGCCTGATTTCTCTGGGCTTCCTGCTTTCTGCCCTAGTCTTAGCGAACCTAGATAAAATACTATCTTTACTTCTTCAACCAATCGCTGCATACTCGCAGCACTAACAAGGAGAACACCATGCAATACCAATACACGCACGCTGACGAGGTTAATGTTTCAATAGGCATGACGCCTAACGACATGACCCGCCTCATAAAAATCCTAGAAGATTATACTGGCGATGAATGCAAATGGTTTGCTTCGAATACCGCAAATATCTTGCGCGAAGCTATGCAAAAGACTGCAACAGCTATGATTATTCAAGGCGAATACATAAAGGAGAACACCAATGTTTGACGCACTCAATACTGACTGGTCTTTCCCAGTCGAAATGCAGCCCATCTATGACAGGCTGAACCAACCGATCCAAGGCAATCAGGCTGTGGTTCGCACCGATACCAATGAGGTTCTCGGTGTGCATGGCTCGCGCTATCAAGTCGTAACTCACGACACGGTAGTGAACAGCATCACCGATGCAGTCAAAGCTGCAAACATCAGCGCAGACTGGACACTAAAAACCTATACCGCAGAAGGTGGTCGCAAGTTTCGAGGTGAGATTCTGTTTAACGATCTGACTGTTGAGCCAGTAGTCGGAGACTTCGTTAAGTTTCGCATCTCGTTCTTCAACAGCTACGATGGAAGCTGGTCCTTCCAGCAGTCAGCCGATGGCCTTCGCCTTTTCTGTCTGAACGGATGCACTCACGCAATCGCAACAGCCCGATCCAAATTAAAACACACTCAGTCGATCAGTGTCGATGGCAGTGCAGACAAGATGGCGCTCGGTATGCAAACCTTCATTGAGCAGCGTGATGTATGGCGTGACTGGATGAACGTGCAAGTCAGCGACGAGATGGCTGAGTTGTTCTTCAAGACCACGCTTGCCAAAGCACCAAGCTACCAGAAGCTGGTCGAGAAAACCAACGACAAGCAGTTGGAAAGATTGCTTGGCATCTGGCACGACGAGCGCAGCCAGTTGGGCAGCAACAAGTGGGCCTTGTATAACTGCATGACCTACTGGGCATCGCATACCTACGACCTCAAGAACCCAGAGGTAGCCCGCCGCAACCGTGAGGATGCAATCACTAACGCAATGAAATCAAAGCATTGGGAGATGCAATGACACGCAAAGACTATGAACTAATCTGCGACAAGTTGGCTCCGCTGTTCCACTATCCGACAGCAATAGCAGAAGCCGCAGACATCTTAGCAACAACCAACCCACGCTTCGACCGCGATAAGTTTATCCGTCGAGCCACAGAGAAATGGGAAGAACGCTATGCACAAAACGCGCCACGAGTGGACGACTACATTCCTTATTAAGCATGACGACCCTGACGTTTACGTCATCAGGGATTGTCCAGAGTGCGGAGGATCAGGCGAACTTGAGTATGAGAAAACAAAGTATCGTCTCGACGGAGATGTAGACTATGAAGACATCGTTGAAGCCTGCTGGAACTGTGACGGACACGGCACTGTAGAGATCAGGCAAGACGATCTTCTTGACGACGACGAGTAGCTGCGTTAATGCAGTGGTATGAAATCATACCTCGTCAGTCTTAAACAAATAGCAGAGGCGCACAACGTGCCTCTGCTTCGAGCCTTCCAAGCTGCTGGCTTGCCAACATCAACCTACTATCGGACGATCAACGGGGTGACTGAGCTTCGGCATGACACTGCCGACAGGGTAAAAAAATCCATTGACGAACTTTACAAGATTCAACAAGCCAATCAAGATACCTAAAGACTATGAGCTTCTAGTTTCTGAGTTGACTACCGCTCGAACTAGCATGAACATTAGTCAGGAATCTTTGGCCTATAAAATCGGATGCACTAACTCGTTGATCCACAAGTGGGAAACACACAAGCGGTTGCCATCTGGTTTCATGTTGATCTGTTGGTTGGACGCACTTGGCTACGAAATCGAAGTTAAAAAAAGAGACAGCGAAATGTGACTCTTGCAACTTTGTTGTGAGAAACTTCGTTGCCATACTGAAACACGATCATGCACGAACCAATAACAAGCATTGGTTTATCTGCACTGATTGTTATGAGGCCGACCTATGGCAAACAAGAATAAGCTCAAAGGAAGCTACCATGAAAAGTGGTTCGTGGACTGGCTCCAAAAGCTCGGCATCAAAGCGAAACGCCAGCCCCTCTCAGGAAGTTTGGGAGGAGAATATAGCGGCGACATCAAGCTCGAACTCTTCGGACTTGAACTGGTAGCCGAGGTTAAGTATCGGGATGCCAGCAATTTCCCAAGCCCCTTTTCTGTCTTAGAAAACAGGGACTTGGCACTATACAAAAGACGGAGGGGAACTCCGCAAACCTTAGTCATAATCAGCGGCGAGACATTCGCCAAACTTATGGAGAACAGCAATGGAAAAGAACCTACTAAATAAATTCAACGACTGGCATAGGGACAACCCGCAAGTATACGAGTTGTTCAAGCAATTTGCTTTTGAAGCAATCAGACGAGGTCACAAGCGCCTGTCTGCATGGCTTGTCGTTGGTCGCATTCGATGGGAAACTTCCATCATTACACACGGCGATGATTATAAAGTCAGCAATGATTTCATCGCTCTGTATGCCCGAAAGTTTATGGCAGACTACCCCCAACACGAAGGCTTCTTTGCAACCAAGGAAATGAAGAGAGCCTAATGTCCTTCGCTCACATGGCGTGGGCATGGAGCAACAGCATTGGCGATCCACTTGCCAAGCTGTTGCTTCTATCCCTAGCTGACCGCGCCGATAAAGAGACAGGTCAGTGCTGGCCGAGCCTTGGTCGCTTGGCACAAGACACAGAGATGAGCAGCGCAACCGTTGCTCGTAAGCTCAGATACCTAGAAGAACGTCAGCTAATCCATAGAACGCAGCGCAATGCGACCTCTACTTTATACACTCTACCCTATCTCACAGAGAGACAGGGGGTGTCTCACACAGAGACAGGGGGGTGTCTCACAGTGAGAGACAAACCTATAAGTAATAATCTATCAGAGAATAATATATACTTCGAAGACTTCTGGTCGAAGTATCCAAGGAAGACTGGCAAGGGTCAGGCTCGCAAGGCATTCGACTCTGCTATGAAGAAGGCGACCCTCGCTGAACTGATGGATGGACTGGATAAGTTTGTCTCTTCTTCGCAGGGAACTGAGACTCGGTTCATTGCCCATGCTTCGACATGGCTGAACGGAGAGCGTTGGCTAGATGAATATGAAGCGGGGTGGCAAGATGTCCTCAATGACCTATGAACAAAGAATGTCTGAACTCAAACTCTGGTTCAGCAAGGAGATCGCAACGCGGTTCACAATGCCGACAGGCATTGACCCCAAGCTATCCATCACGGACACGCTCGACGCAGTAAACAATAACCTACCTCTGAACATAACGCAGGCGCAGATGCAGCACCTCGTCGCCTCCATAGCGAAAGAGGTGGTGCAATCTGCGCGGACCAGAACCCTACCCCAACCCAAGGACTTTATAACCGCCGCCGCAAATGCCTCTAGGAGCTACAGAGAGGAGCCTACAGGGGCCGTCTCTACCTTCAACGACTCTGGGCAGCTACGAAGAATAGAGCGGCTTATACGGGACAGAAAAGCGGTGCCGGAAAGCTGGCTTAAAGGTGAGCGCAGAAAGGAACTGCTTGCCGAGACCTCGGTAACGCTCAGTGATCTTGCCGCATACGACAAGACAATGGCTGAATGGATCACCGAGGAGGATGATTTCCTGAATGAGTCGCAACCGATTCAGGAAGAGTATTGACTCTGCTGCGAATAAGCAGTAGCGTCCTGATGTGGAGGAGAACACATGGAACGTAAAGGATTCATCGGAGGTTCCGACTGCGTGAAGATTATGCAGGGGAACTGGCTAGAACTTTGGCAGGTAAAGACTGGCAGGCTGGAGCCTGACGATCTGTCAGATAACGTGGCTGTTCAGCTTGGCATCTGGACTGAGAACTTTAACCTGAGATGGTTCGAGCGTCAGCATGGTGCTGTAATCAAGAACCACCAGATGCAATTCGAGAAGCAGATCGGATCGGTTCCCGTCAAGGGAACTATAGATGGAAGGTGGGGTGGAGCTATTGTTGAAGCCAAGCACACCAACAACTTCAATACTATGGACACTCTGATCCAATACTATATGCCGCAGCTTCAGCTATACTGTCACCTAGCTGGCAGCGATGGCGCACACCTGTCTGCAATCTTCGGCAATAACAAATGGGACTCTGCCTATGTCGGCTACAATGAAGAGTATTTCAATTCAATGTGGGCAGTGGTGTCTGACTTCTGGGGTTACGTTATACGCGATGAAGAGCCGATTGCTATTGGTCCCATACAGATTGAAATGGACAAGATCGAGGTGGACCAAATGGTCTGCCGTGACGCCGGAACAGACAACGAGTTTATCGACGCGGCCAACCGTTACGTCGAGAACCAAGATCAGGCTCGTCTATTCGAGATAGCAAAGACAGACCTAAAGAACATGGTCGCAGATAATGAGAGAGAAGTCTACTGCGACCTGATTACAATCAAGCGCGACAAGCGTGGATCGCTTCGCATCACACCAAGGAGAACATGATGACTGACGCAATCAAAGACCTAATCAAAGCCCAGAAGCAGACCGCACCTCTGGTTAAGAACGCAGTGAACCCGCACTTCCGCAACAAGTATGCTGATCTTGGCGCTGTCCTTGAGGCTTCGCTTGACGCATTCCATGCCAACAACTTCGCAATGATCCAGCACAATGGAGCGGACGAGCATGGACAATACGTTGCCACCTCTCTGGTTCACACCAGTGGCGAGCGGTTCGAGTCCAAAGTTTATCTGGTTCTATCCAAGAACGATATGCAAGGACTCGGCAGTGCAATCACCTATGCTCGCAGGTATGGGCTTCTCTCGCTGGCAGGACTGGCAGCAGAAGACGACGATGGTAACGCAGCCGTGAAGAGCGGGCCTGCACCAGTTACTAAGTTTGTCAAGGACGCAGGATTCTAATTCGTGGCGTGGGGTTTCATCGGTCCCTTATTGAGCCTGACGGGGTGGCGGGTTGCCACGAATCCACCCCACTAACTTTAACACAGGAGCCAGAAGCATGGCAGATTACGACGACACCGACAAAGGCGCAGCCTTCCGCCCCTTTGATTCGCAGCAAATGATCCTTCAGGGAAAGATCAATGACGCTGGCAAGGAAATGAAATCAGTTTTTGTCAGGGATAAAACCCGTGATGGCAAGACTATCATTGAGGTCTACGAGAAAGTCGGTGTCCTCTTTGAGAATGAGAAGAACGGCAACGAGAGTGCGCCAGACTACACAGGTTCTCTTGGAAGCCTTCGTCGGCTGGCAGCATGGCGTCGAATGAAAGAAGACAAGCCATACATGACCTTTGCCGTATCCGACAAGCGTGAAGGCGCAAGGACTTCGGGGTTGCCTGACGACTCTATCCCGTTCTAGGATAAGTCGTTCTCCTAGTGCAGCACCGCCTGCTGCACAACTAGGCGGGGGTCTGTTTCTCTCCTTTCCAGACTCCCGCCGCTTTTTTCTAGGAACATCAGATGCACAGAGAGGATATGTATCGCCAGCTTTTGGAGGGCGATGCACCAAAATGTAATGCGCGTATGCGTAAGGTAATGGACACTGACCCAACCTTTCACACAATGAACAGAAGCAAATCGACTGGCAAATTGGGTGGCAAACCCAAAATGCAAGAAGCTGCAAAGACTATGCTTCTTGATTCTGTTGACAAGCACATGGTCGGTGATCTTATAATTGAAGCCGCCGCCAGCATAGTCGGAAAATCCAGAGATGACTTCACGGCTCACAACCAAAGCCAAGAATTCTTGATGCCGAGGATGTGTGCTATGTGGATTATGAAAAATGTTGTCGGCCTTAACTACGTTCAAACCGGAGCCTTCTTCCACAGGAATGACAGCACGGCGAGCAGTGCAGTTAAGCGAGTAAGCGACCAGCTTGAAAAGCAACCGCTCATCAAGATGGTCATAGAGCAAATCCTAATTAAGTCAGGAGTCGAACAATGGATGAAGCATCCAATCTCGCACGTCTTCAAAAAAGACTAACAGATTCAATGGCTAAGGTGTCATTGCTTGAGCGTCAAGTCTCCAACCTTCAAAGCAAAAACGCAAAGCAAAAGACTGACATCGCTCGGATGACCAAGACCATTGACGCCCTAATGTATGAAAAAAACAAACTAGCAGACACTGTTCAGTGGATGCGCGGAGAAAAGAATGCGTAGAGATGACTTCTTAGACATGGCTGCTGAACTTATTAACGGAGAGCGGCAGGCAAACTATGGAGAAGCTACAGTAAACTTCTCAAGGCTGGCGCTAAGAATCAGCCAACACATCAACAAGAACATATCCTCATGGCAAGCTGCGCTTATCTTAGTTGAGCTAAAGATGGCCCGACTAGCCAACGGATACCATGAGGATTCAATCGCAGATGCCATTGGCTATCTCGCCTTGGCTGGAGAACTATGGGAAATCGAACATGAACTCGAAAGAAAAATTTCTGCTGTCATCAAGGCCGATATTTCAGGAAGCTAATGCGCTGGTCAGCTCTGCCTCTGATCTGTCTGGCATGGAGCCGCATGAGATATGGAAGGACAGACAAGCTCCGCAGTTTAGGGGCAGAGCCATCGTCATGTGGATTCTGTATTACAATAAGAACTACTCGCTATTGCAGATAGGCTCTGTGTTTAATAGGGACCACACCTCTGTCATGAATGCAATACGACGAGTGAACGGCTGGAGACTAAACAATATTAACTTCGTCAGGATGTGCGAGGTAATAGAGGAGAAAGCCTATGACTACCTATCTTACGATACTGACGGTTTGCCTTCATGGCGAGTGCGTGAGCCTAGCGATGAAGAGCTATCAGGGGTGCGTTGATGGTATGCGGATAGCATACGCAGAACTGTATGATCCCAGTATCTACATTGCCTGTGACAAAACCAATATCCTTACCGCAACTATCAGACCGAGGAGTAGACCATGACCGAGGAAATCAAGAGCAGGCTCAACTGGCTATATGCTGTGGAGGGCACTGAAAAGGAACGTGCCGCTTTGCTTGCCATCTATGACCTTGCTTCTGCGTGGGCATTAGAATGAGCGAACTGGAGCAACCCAACAGGAAGATGATCGACACACTGGTAGAGCGCCTGCTGGCGTGGGAGAGAGTATTCCCTTGCGACGAAAGCAAACCGGAGGGAAGCCTATATGTCGAGGCTGCTGACCGCATCAAGGAGCTTGAGGCAAAGCTATTAAAGTATGAAGGCGCATCCGTTAATAGCGAAGACCCCCAGATAAAGAATAACCGCGCGACAAACCCAAAAAGATAGACCGGAGAGTATGATGAAACGAATTGATCTGAGATACCCACTGGTCGTTCTGTCGTTCTATGCGCCGGGAGTAATCGCTCTGATCGGGGCATGGATGCTTGGCTACAGCACCGAGGAAGCACGACGGTATATTGCGTTCTTCGGTGGACTTGGTGGCTTAGTGTTTGCAAGAGCTGTTTCCATAGGACTGTTCGTTGATGGCAAGCCGATCTGGTGGGAGTTTCGTAAATGAGTAAAGCACCAGAACGTATTTGGATCGACTTCAAGTGGCAACCGATTGAGACTGCGCCGAGGAGTAGACACTGCCTCACGCTATTGGATCAATAGCCCTCAACACCATGCCATCTTCTGCGTCAAATGTAATTGACTGCAAGGCTCGCCTAGCACCGTAACCCATTGACGCAGCGTAGGCGTCAGGCGGGGCAAAGGCGCGAAGGCTTTCCCATCTCAGCGGCCCTATGTCCTTGGCCTGATCGTGATGCACATGGCCTGTCAACATATACCTATGAGATGTGCTAGACCAGAACGGGCAGACATCGGAGATATACAGCGCAGCTTGTTGCGGTTTGATCCTGTCGCCGTGGTGGGCAAAGATAGAAACCTTGCCCCACTGGTGCATAAACAAATCGCGTGGCGTCTTCTCAATCTCTATCCGGTCATGCCCTCTGTATCTCTGACAGAGAGCAAAGGTTAGAACCAGATGCGAGTGTTCGTCATGGTTCCCGCGCAGAACCCTGACCTTTAGGTTCTTATGTTTCTTTGCCAGTATCTCAATGATTGTAATCACAATCTCAATGCCAGTATCCAGCACACGCCAGTGCCTACCATCGACATCTAGCTTGTGCTTCGATGCGGGTGTCTCAGCTTTGTTGTCGTCAGAGTGAAAAAAATCACCGCCGATAATTAGTATCGCAGTGTTGCTGCTTGGCGTTAGCACATCAATCTTGGAGAAGGCTTTGAGCAACTGGTCCTTGGCTATGTCAGTGTCATAGTCTGTTGATCCAGTCTCTTTGCCCCAAGCCCTCATGCCATAGTGAACGTCCATAAGAGGATACACTGTGCAAAGATTGTCTGCCGTTTGCTTGGGTGGCTGGATCGGATCGGCAACTTGTATCTTAGAAAAAGAAGATTCAATGAGGTCGATCAGTGTCTCTGTCGGCAGCGGTTGCGCCTGCCAGTAGGTTGATCTGCGAGAGCCAGTATCGGGATCAACCTCAACGATCCACCCGCTCTTCGCTTCCGCATAGTTTAACTCAGCAGAGAGAGCAGACTTTCGAGCGCCCTCAGACAAGTAAAGACCAGAGGCTTCCGCTACTCTGAGTCTAGACCTGAATGTATTGACGTTTAGTCCTAGTGAGTTTGCGGCTTCGGATAGTTTAGAAAAACTTTGCCTTGCTTCTACGGCTTCAAGAAGAAGCTCCTCCGAAAGTGGTGGTGTTGGCATCTCCACAATCCATTGATTCGAGTCCGCGCTTCCTGATCTCGTCAGTCATTACTTCAAGAGCGACAGATAACTCCATGCAAAGAGAGGACATTCCGAGATATGCCCTTACGAATTGTTTCATTTCTCGCTCACCAATAGTCCACCTGTCAACAGGTATTCCGCGCTTTGCTCTGCGGCAGACTTTATCTGCGGCTTCAAAGTCGTCCCGCATTGCTTCGATGTCTACTTCGGAAATCATTGGTCACCACACGCTGCGTCTATTTGGGCAATGAGCTTAGTGCCGCTAAGAATAACGCTATCACTAGCGCCATCAAGTATAGAATTAGCAAGTTCCGATCTGGACCCCTTTGTGCCATCACATATCGCCGCCTGATTGACGCTTACGCAGCCAGTCAAGAGCATCAGTGGCATCGCTAGGAATGGCGGCATCATCAATCCTGCGGCGCGTCTCAACATATTCGTTAAGCTCTTCTGTAGCTTGATCATTGCCCTTGTCGCTCCTGCCCTTAAAGTAAGCCCAAGTCAAAGCAACAATAACCGCACCAGCGGCAGCAAGCCAAGTGCGAAGTTTGGAGCTTAACGCCAGCCAGAGGCCCATGCCCTCACCCTCTCACGAATAATGAACAGCGCGGCCAAGCCGATCACGCCAGCAATGACCATCGCCACAATCTGCGCGGTTCCGTCGAGCGCAGCAAATGCGCCAATGCCAGCGGTCCCCGCGCTGACAATCTGCACGGCACTGGCTTGCACAGTCTTGCTCTGCGAAACATTATTGCGCGGAGCGGGGGCTGGCGCGTAATCTTTCCATGCTGCAACGCGGAAACACGGGCAAGCCTTGGCGGCATAGTCGTTGTGTCCGCTGATCTTTTTGATCGCAGGGAAGTCTCGCCGCAGTGCGTCAATCAAATTCCGCAGCGCAGCATTCTGGGCGTCAGTGAAGTGCTGAGAAAAGGTGTCGTCAGCCGAGCCACCCTTGCCACCGACGAGAGACACACCAACGGTCCCAGTGTTGTGACCCTTAACGTGAGCGCCAACCTGATCGACGGGTCGGCCCGCAACCACAGTGCCATCGCGGGTGATGACGTAGTGATAGCCGATGTCCTTCCAGAAGTTATCCTCAACGTGCCAGCGTTTGATCTCGGCAACTTGCTGCTGCGGCGTAAGCGTTGCGCCCCACGATGAGGGCGTGTCGGTGCAGTGAATAATGATCTCGTTGATCGGTCTCATTTGCGTAATGCCTCTTCGATGCCGTCGAGCTTGGTGAAGAGGCGCTTAAAATTTTCGCGCACCTCCTTGAACTCTCGGTCGTGCGCCTCTTTGGTGGCCGCAGCCTGCGCCTTCAACACCTCAATGTCGGTGTGGTGCGACTGCTGGCGCGTGAACAGCATCCACACAAAACCGCCGACCGGCAGTATGATATACTTGAGAATCATGTCGAGGGCGTCCATGCAGTCTACTCCGGCAGAAATGAAGCTAATGGGGAGAAGCCGAGCATCGTTTACTCCGTAGGGTATGGGTAGCGGGCGCGGATTTCTTCCACCTTAGCAGACCACTCCTCCATTGTCGCCTCTCCGCGTTGGGCTTGGAAAAACAAGGGGTCGGCTTCTTGGGTGTAGGCGCTTGCGCGTTGCTGGCGGATGCTTTCAAGCTGGTCCGCTTTGCGCTGTTCGACTTCCTCTGGCGTGGCTTCCGAGGTTTCCCATACCTGCGTCCAGATTTCTCCGACTAAGGCTGGTGTGCCCTCGGTCATGTTCTGGGTGATGGTGTCATACTCAGGGCGATCCGTGCGCGTGACAGGGAACAAGTCATAAGACGAAAGCAGTTCGTCAGTCGGGTTCTTGGGGAACGAGACTTGAGGATTGTCTTTCCGAAGCTGGCCGATTGAGTAGGGGTATGTCTCGGCAGTTCCGTTGGGGGCGTAGATGTGCATAGCTATAAGCCTCTTCTATTTTTAAGTTAAATAAAATGTTGTTCCAATTATCGCGGAAGATGTTCTGTCTGCAATAGTGTCAGTGATTGTTACTGTTTGAGCTGTGCCGGAAATCAAGGATAGTATAGCCGCCCCAGAAGTATACTCACTGGACGCCTGATCTATTACAAAATTGAAGCCAGAAAAGCCAAAACCGCTATTATCTGTAAGCGTAGGCGTCGGACTTCCATTTCTTACGACCATGCCAACAAACGCCACATCTCCAACGTCAACATCAAGTGTAATGGTCGTGGACGCTGCTGCGAGGGGGCCTTGGGAAAAAGTGCTTCTTGGTGTGAGATTTCTAGTTCCCAAAACTACAACCGAATAAATTGCGACAAAAGAAGAGGTGGCCCCGCTTCCTGTAAAAGTAAACGCTACTTGACCTGAGGTGCCTGTGGGCACTTCCGCAAATGCCAAGGCTATAAAATTGTTAAGATTTGTTGCTTTTGCCTGCACAGCCATACTGGCAGCTTGACCGCCTATTGTAATCGAGCCGGATGTTATGGTTTGATCTCCACTAGTGCCTCCTTGGGTGAAAGAAATTACAGCAAGCAAATACCTGCGCTTTCCTGCTGCTGGCGCTGCGCCAAAAGATACAGTGGCAGAAGTAAATGGCGATGTTGGGTTGTTGGTCGTATTCACATTTCCTGTGTAGGTCACGCTTTCAATGATGTCTGATGGGGCCGAGGCCGAGGCCAACCTATGCCACAGCATTACGCATCCCCCACTCTTGCACCATAGATCGTCGTGCCGACCTTCCAGAGCGCAATAACTGTATCACCAGAGGTGTTCAGCGTAGGGGCAGAACCACCATCTGTTTTCCACACGACAGCAAGAGTTGTCCAAGTGATCGTAAAGGCAGAGCCATCGTCAACCAGCAGTGTGATCGACTGACCAGCCGCCCATGTCCCAGCAGTAGGGGTAGAGTTGCCAGAAAGCGTCCACGTGTGAATAGACCCGTTGGTAGGCGACAAGGCTGGGGTTGCACCAGTGACGGCAAAGACTTCTTCGGTGTAGCCGTCGTTTAGGATAGCACCTGTCACCGTCAGAGAGCCGCTAGTAGAGGCTATTTCATTCGTCTGGTGGTTGACGCTGATTGCCATTAGACCGCGATGCTCCCTGCCATATCTTCTTGCGCCATGACCCAAGCATAGCACTTGTCGAGGAAGTTGCCCCCAGCCTGTGCCTCAACCTCAGTCAGATCGGCATGGTAGCGGCGGAAGTCCACCTCACGGGTGTCATCACCGGGCGTGGCAGTGGCATAGCCAGCGACATCAATCATCACGGTGAACTTGGGGCCACCCTCACGCATACGGTAGATGCTCGCAGTCACGATGCGGAAGTAAGCGCCGGCAAAGGGTGTTCCGTATTGACTGTCAGTCAGGTCGAGTTGAATAGCCATTAGTATGTAACCTCCGAGGTGTTGATGGTGGCAACCCACCGAATGTTCGTAGCGGCAGCACCAGTGACTTCGATCTTCAAGCCACCGTTGGTAGTGTCTGCGCTGAGAGCCATGCCCCAAGCGGGTGTGTTGTCCAAGACAGTCGTGGCGCTGTTGACCAGCACAGTCGTGCCTGCCGAGCCTTCCCTGCGGATCAGACCTTCGATCTTCCACGCTGCCGATGCAGTGCCTGCCGAGGCTTGCTGACGGGCCACGATGGTGCCGTGGAAGGCATAGGCAGAGTTGTTGGGGAGGATGATTTGGTTGGTGGTGCCACGTGTAGTGTCTGGCCCGTTAGTCACCATTGCCTCTGGCGTAGCATCCGTAGTGTCAGACCGCAAAACATAAATAGACGTTTGGCTGTCACCCTGACTGCTAATCCACTCACCGCTAAAAGCGAACTGACCTTCAATAGTCGTCTTGGCCCGGCGACCCAGTGCAGCAGAATACTTGGCACTGGCGTTAGTAGAATTGCCTATAGCAATCGCCCCGTAGCCAGAAGCAGAAGCGAACCCGCCAAGGCAATACGCATAAGTGCCAGTTGCTGAAGCATTCTTGCCTAATGCAACGGAATAAGCACCGCTTGCAATACAGTCATTCCCTACCGTTACGGCAGCTAGAGAACTTGATTTATTGTCCTCACCAATGGCAACGGCACCGTTTGAAATAGCCCCATAAGAAGAGGTGCTGTCCCTGCCGATCACAGCAGCAAAGCAATTGGCCGCAGAAGCAAGAGAGCCACTCCCAAGCGCAACAGCATTATTACCCGTTGCAATTGGCGCAGTAGGGCTAGACGGGTTCTCAGCATACAGTTCTAGGGCGGAGCCACCACCACCCGCAGCAATCCAGTCATAGTCCGACCCAGTCCACGACAGAACCTCACCAGTGGTGGCTGTGCCTGTGTTAAGGTGCGTGTCCACCAGAGGCTCGACGTTGGCTGCATCAGTTACGTCAGCGTTAGCCTCAATTCCAGAAAGTTTACTTGCCTCTGCTGCTGTATACCCTTGGTATCCAGTATCATAAGACACAGCAAGAGTGCCGGATGTAGTGATTGGCGAACCAGTGACAGTAAAGCCAGTAGGAACTGTGGCGGCAACGGAAGTAACACTACCAGACCCCTCCCCGTCTGCGCCACGAAGATCACCCGTGACAAAGCCCAGTCCATCGTCAGATGTAAATGTAACAATACCCGTCGAGGCATTGTAACTACCACCAGTCCAGCCAATACCATCAGTGCCGTTAGTGCCGTTAGTGCCATCAGTGCCATCAGTGCCGTTAGTGCCGTCTGGGCCTGTAGCTCCTGTGGCCCCAGTAGCTCCTGTGGCCCCTGCGGGAATGCCAAAGTCAAAAGTAACAGTTCCATCAAGGGCGGTAGCAGCGGCTGTGGCAGGGGTGCCAGAGGCCAAGGTGGTAACAGTTCCGATAGCCGCATCAGTTACAATGTCAACGGCCTCGACAGCGCCAGTCGAGGCGTCGAAGGCAAGAACCTTACCCTTGCGGTCATTGATGTCAGACAGAGACAGGCTTGGCGCAACCTCATAGTCAGGAATCTGAATGGCGCGGCTGGCCTTGTCATCAACGTCAGCAATGAGGGCAATGATCGTGTCGAGTTGCTCGTTCAGCGCAGCGCGATTGATGTCAGAGCCAGCGTTGAAGTCAGTCGTGCGCTCAATGGGAATGTCACGGGTAATGACAACTTGGCTTCCACCAGTGGCACCAGTGACTTGCTGCACTTCACCCGGATCAGCTTCAACAAAGATGATCGAACCAGTCGATCCTTCGCCGCCAGTGACAGTGTAGTCAGAACCCTCGGCCTTGAGGACGCCATCAACGTAGACGTTTAGATCGCCAGTGTCAAAGAACTCAAACGGAACTGAGAAGGTCGTCTGAGTGACGCCCTGCGCTACCGCATACTCAATGCGTGGTGAGTTGTCTGCCGCGTTAATGGTCATGCTATGCCCTTTGTTTCGTCTATGAATTGCATAGAAGAGGCAGTGAACTCAACGCACAAAAGCACTAGGACAAACTACAATCCCCAAGCTCTAGTCATTGCGTTCATCTGATCTTTCCAGAACCATAGCCGAGCATATGGAAGGTTCCTAAATATTTGCTTTGCGCCTTCGCCCCGATTATCCCCAAGCATTAGCTCATAAGCGCCAGCCCCAAGGTCGAATCCAATAGACGGACCAGCACCCAAAATCCCAACAGCGCCTCTGACCTTATCTGGCACAACGGGAAACTTTGGATTGATAACGCCACCGGAAATATTAGGCCCGCCAAGGGCAAGAGATGTATGCAGTCCAGTATAGAACAATCCGCTGTATATAGAGAGAATGCCACTTGCATCAAAAGCTCTGGCAAACCTATCAGTGTAGCTCATTTCTTCCCAAGCAAACTCTGGGGTTCTTAGCTTTGTAGACATATAGCCAAACGAAAGAGCCATTGATGTTGCAAATAGTTGGTTCTTTAGTTGACCGTGACCAAACGCAGCAATCGTCTTGTTCGCATTTGCTAGGGCAAAGTTGTAGAACTGGAATGGTAGTCCAAGAAACTGACTTTGGATAATGCTGTATCCCTTGTGCATTGGGTCTTCTTCGAAACCGAATTGCTTTCCAATCTTATGCGGAACACGGAAGCGACCGGACACAGCCATTGGTTTATCCGCTGGAGTTGCGGACATGACAGTGTTGAGGATGGAATTGCCAAGAGCAGTCCTGAATGTATCAACAGTTTCTTGCGTAATCTTGCTGGCCTTCTTGAGCCTATTCCAAGCCGCTTTGTCCAAAGCATTTTCTTGAGCAACAGATAGTGCGCCCTTTGCTCCCAATTTGATTTCTGCAGCCGCTCTAAGCATTCTAAAGTTTGCCCAATCCTTCGGTGTAACGAAGGCATCCTTTGGGAAAACAGTTCTGCCCTGAATCATTTGAGTTTGGTGGAACCAAGGCTTTGCATCAAACTCTGTGCTTTCGATATACTCCCGATCAAACCTAAAAGTTTTCTTTCTAATGTCGATAGCAACAGGTTGATATACGCCATTGGAAATTACACCAACACGGGTTGATCCATAAATATCAATCTCAACAACTTTGAGGCCAATAGCATCAAAGTCTGGTATAGAGATGTGACCCTCCCAGTGTGTAGTGTTCGGTATATACAAGCCATTTTGAGTTTTAATCCAAGGAGATTTGGCAATCTTTTCCATCTGGTCTACGGAAATTCCGTAGCGCAACATCTTGGTTAGGTCTTGCTTTGTCGCCTTGCCCTCGGTGTATTTTATAGCGGTGTCAATAATTTCGTGACCAGTGACAATACCATCCAATACCTTGAGAGCTTGGGTCATTGGAGTTAGTCCGTTTAGAACATAAAACCCGCTAGTAGCTGTATCCCAAATAGTTTGCGTCGAGGGATCATTCATCAAGTCTTCCGTAAGCCTTAAGCCCACAGAGTTATGGAAATAATCAAGAGCTTCACCGGATAGTCTGGCGTCCTTCATGAGCATCGGCCTCATGTTTTTATCCACCAGAAGGTTGATAGCTTTAGACATATTGCCAAGATCATGCTCCGCAACAATCCTAGCGGTATCAGGAAATGCAGACAGCCAAGCCGAACCCATGTAGTTGAGTTCAGCAAGTTTTCTCAAACCAAAAGCAATCTTGTTATCCCATCGATCCGGTTCCTTCATGATAATGCCAGCAATAGAATCATATAGATGCAGAAAGTCTGACATAATCCTGTTGGCTTCGCCTTCTTTAACGCCAGCAAGAGCAAGCTCTTCACGAAGCTCACGATCAACCTTCTGAATGCTGCGGCCACCGAATGCTTTATTAAACTCTACTGTCGGAGAGATGCGAGAAGAGTATGCCCGCATAATGTTAATGGGGTCTTTAATGATGTAGTCCCAAACCTTTTCGGTTTCGATGTCAATCCTTCCGTTGAAGTGTTTCTTGCGGCTGGTTCCGGCAACAACAGAAACAAGATCATCTTCCTCCAAGATGGCTGCAACAGTATCCTTTGCTCTTTTATTTATAGAGACAGGATCGGCCGGAAGAATTTCCTTAACCCACTTCCCATCTTTGAGGTCCCATACTTCTGGATTGGCGCGGTAATGGTCCTCAAAGATTTGAACAACCTCTGCCATATTCTTCTTTATTCTTGCCTTGTCATAAAACCGAGGAGTCCAATTCTCAGTTAAAGTAGGCGGGGCATTAAGGGCCATACCCAAGTCTCTTTCGATGCCACCCCTATCTGAATTGAGGCGACCAAGCTCGCCTGCGATACGCTGATACTCAGGATCACCCGCTGCGTTCTTACCCAAAGCAAGACGTATAGACTTGGCCTCGTCTTCAAGGTTAAAGATTGCGGACTCAATACTTTCGAGTTGTTTCTTCAATCGACCAGTAAGGCCAATCAGGCCCAGATCGTATAGCTCTCGCTCTGCGCCCTTAAAGAAATCATCAATAACCTTGGCCGCTTTAGCCTCTGAGGCTGAGAAGGGAAGTTTCTTAACTCGCTTTTCGTTTACCCTCCGCATAAAACCTTCAAAAGAATTATCATAATCAAATGCTTTCCTTGCAGTATTCATAAGATCAATGTCAAGGAAACGTGTATCCTTTACGCCATATTCTTCTCTATATATTTGATGAAGGTTGTCGTAGGACGCAGCAACTTGACCCCTACGCATCTGCGCTCTTGAATGAACGGATTGAGTAGAAGGCACACCAAGAACAGCGCTGTAGGCATGGTTCAGTGCGCTGTCGCCAGCAAGTCTGATAGTATACTCTTTTACTTTTGCTGGCGTTTGGGGGGATTGAATAATTCTTTTGAACGGCGTGGTGAGGGTCTGATAAAGGGGGCTATCTATAAACGCATTGATAGCAAAGTCTAAAGCGTTTTTCTTATTGTATCCACCAGCCTCAAGCGCCCTGAGAGCTAACTCTTTTTCTATTGAATTGATATATGTTGTTTTAACTTCAATCCGATCGATAGAAGCTAACTTTGCAGACGCACCAGAAGATCGTCTTAGCTGATCTATTTGGTTGTAAGCCTTTGTTCGATCAAGCCGTAATTGATTCTCACTGACATTGCCAAGTATTCTGGTTTGCTGTCGATTAAGAGTAGTGAGGTCTTCCGGAGTAAGAGTCCGGAACAATTCCATCCTCTGAGTAAACTCAAGTGTTCCTGCCAAGTTTTCTTCAAAAGCGGTCAACGCTCTAGCTCTACGAGAAATGGGAATGCTCGCAACGCCACCAAGCGCACCACCGAACAATGTAGCAGAAGCAACATTCATCGCGCTTTCTTTGGCGGTCTGTAGCGGATCGAAAGGTTGAATCATGGCAAGCTCAGTGCCAGCCTGCAACACGCCCACGCCCACCCCAACGCGAGCGGCAGAGCGGAGAGCGCCAACAGTAGGACCACCCAAAGGCAATGCAACCAAATTTATTGGATCAAACAGGCCCGCAAAGAACTGAGCCGAAAGCGAAGAGCTTGCAAGAACCTGTCTACGTTTAGCAGACTCATCAATCCCGCGCTTCAAATCGACCATGTGTTCGGGACTTACCGCACGAGTTAAGTGAACTGCGTATTGCTCGTAGCCCTCCATGTCGGCCATAGGGTTGTAATCCCTCTGGCGAACATTGCCATAGATTATCCTATTGCGAACAAACTCATAGGCAGGATCGTATGTGTAACCAATCGTTGCACCAACGGTTTCAGAAAACTCTGGCCTCTCAATCGGCCCGCGCCTGACCCCAGAAAAGTTGCCAAGAACAAACTGGCTACGATCAATTGGCATTTACTCACCTTCCGTGAAGTTCGTTTATCTTTTGGATTTCTCCAAGAAGATTTTGAATTTCGTTATAACGTGGAGTTCCCTGCGGGGTAGTTGCCAAAGCTGTTTCAAGTTTGGTTTTATATCTATCCAAAGAACCAATGCCACCAGAGATCAAGCCTCCTTGGGTCGATCTATCGCCCACACCAAGAGTTTCGATTTGGCTGGAGAATGTATTACCAAAAGTGCTGATTGAGTCAGACAATGCCTGATCTGAACGAGAACGACCACCAAAGAAAGCGCCAAAGCCTTTGACAGTTCTTTCGATAATATTCTGATCTTGTTGAGTTACTGGCGCACTCAACCTTTCTTCTGCTTCTTCCATGTTGGCAGCAATGGCAGCTTTTTCAGCAGCAACTTTTAATCCAGAGAAAGCTGACCCCCTTGTTGAAACATAGACAGGCTCAACGATAAGTTCCGGCTCATTCCGTCCGCCAGATCGCGCTATTGCGGGAATAGGCACACCGCTAGTAACATCAAGGACTTCATAAACAACGCCGCCATCCGAGGAAACATTTGAGGCTGGGCGAAGAACCCACCTGTCGTGACCAACAGTTTGAGCAACATACTGCTCAAATAAAGCAGCTTGCTCTTCACCTCCAAGTGTTTTCACAAGACCAAATTCTGTCTTAGCCCATCGACGACCTTCTTGTAGAACCAATCCAGTTGGGCGAGATTGGATTTTCGTTGGCACACCTATTGGAGAAAGAATAAAACTAATAGAAGTAGAAGTGCTAAGATCAGACATTTCAAAATCAGCAGGCCAAATGCCGCCATCCCAAACGCGGGGATCATAAGACAAGTCTGCATTGATATACATATCAATGCCTTCGGCCCAAGTTTTTAGATCAAGGGATTGTCCAGTATTTTGCTTGGCAACAGCATCCATATAAAACCTGTCGCGTATATACTGCATGGTTCTGTCATTCAGTCCATGCTCGTAGAAACGATAGGCAAGGAAATCATTGACACTGCTGTATTCTTCCCCATCAACACTGGGTGGATTTTTCTGGTAATAGCTGTTTACCTTCTCAACCACTTCCGGAGTTCTAACTTGCCTAAATTGTTCTGCGTGGAACAGCATACCTTGTTGAGTTGTTGCGCCACTTGACTCAAGGAATTGTTGCAAGCTGTCCATGTAAGCTACAGCACTAGGGTCTATGGCGGTAGCAGCCCTAGATTGAATTAGCTGGCCCCTGCTCTCAATAAAGCCAAGCTTAGAATACGCGCTAAGAAGCTCAAGTTGACGCTCAATCGGTTGATTCTGAATTGTATTAAGAGAGTTTATCAGACCAGTGGGAGGCGCATTGCGAGCAACATTAAGTTCCGTTGGGCTAATACGACCACCAATCAATCTGTCGGTAAAGCCGGGTCCAAGAGCCTGCTCCGCAATCATCTGGTGTTCTGCGCTTTCCGGATTGCCAAAGCCATTAAGAATTCTGTCAACTGTTAGCTGGTATTCAAACTGAGCTTCAATAGCATTGGCTTGATCTATAAGATCGCGAGAAATGCGATTGAGGTTACTGGAGTATGAGTCCGTATCGGCACTGCCATACGTTCTGGCCTGCTTGATTTGATCTAGCCTTGGATCATCCTTAAGAATTTCTAGCGACTTTTCATCACCCCCAAGTGCATACATGAGGGTCATAAACTCTCCGCGATTGTCAGCTGTAGTCAGTATGCTCCGCACATAAACTTCAGCAGTAACGTCTTCGATTCTATTTTTTAGGCCAATAAGGAAGGCATTATCCTCCCTCCCTCCAAGAATAGATTCAAGATCATTGATGGCCGACTGTCTGAAAGCCTCAACCTCTTCAATAGAAGAAGCATTGAAGATTTCCGCCCTAACTCCTTGAACAATAATTCGAGCTTGGTTTTCATTTAGGGCTTCTTTTTGCGCGGCAGCAATGTTGTCAATTTGTTCTTGTTCTCCCAAAAGATTTTTGGAGACACCAAGCTTATCAAGAAGAGCGGATTCAAAATCTTTTAGTCCAGTAACGCCATCTACTGCTTCCATTTGAGAAAGCAATGTGCGCGATGCCTCACTTAAATCCTCCCTGCCTCGACCACCCATTTGAATAACGGTCTGTAGCTTTAAGGCTTCTTCTACGCCATCAATTCCGGACGGCAATGAGAGTGTGTAAGCATTAACAGAAGTGGCAATAGCTTCAGAGTAATTTCTTTGTGCGGCGTTATACTTTGCTTGATATTCAGCACTATCTCGCTGCCAAGCGCCAACTCCTTTAGTGCTAATAGCTCTCCAGTTTTGGGCTGTTTCAGTCAGCATTCCAATCGAGGATGGGGGGTCAGTAAAGTAACCATTAGGATCAAGTCCAAAATCCATCGGACGAGTTGTGATACGAGACACAGCAGCCATATTCTCAAACTGAATGCGATTTGTTCTCTCAACGATTAAGTTGTTGAACGTGTCGAGAAGCGGGCCTGTAATTTCGGACCAGTCACTATAGTTAGAACTGAACGGGGCAAGTGCCTGCTGAAGCTCTGGAATGGTAATTCGTGAATAACCACTGTTAGTGCTAATGGCTGCACGATTTAACACAAGCTCTTCTGCGGTATATAGTCCGCTATTAACTGCTTGATTCAAAATATATTCAGCATCGCCTTGAGCTAGTGCGATTCTATATGCTTCACGAATCCTCTTGTCGGAAGAACTATCCGAAAGTCCGGCAGCAGCACCCAAAGACAAAGCGGTTTCAGGAAACATTTCTGCCGCTTGTTGTGCGCCAACTTGAACGGCAGCGGCTTGAACCTGAGAAATTACATCAAGGTTATTGTCATTCATCGCAGATACTTGCTGCGCCCTAGCCCTAGCCCTCTCATTCTCTTTGAGATTAAGGTAGGTCATCTCTGTGTAATCAGTGCCGACACCAGAGATATACTCGCCATACATACCGCCAGCATTTTCTTTTAGCTGGTTGACGTAATCATCCATTGCCTGCTTATAAAGCTCGGAACCATTCGGACTGTTTTGGAACTGAGAGGCAAGCTCTGCTGCCCTCAATTTAATGTCAGACTCAATCTCTTGATTGAACCGCTGATTGATTACATTCTGATACGCTTCGGCTGCAATAGTGCCAAAAGGTTTTGGTAGCGTGTGTGCAACAGGTTTTTGCGTAATGGGATCAAAGGTAACAACCTTCTCAGCTTCAACGGACAGAGCCGCTTCTTTGCCAGCCTTCTCGGCTTGGACCGCAGCCCGCGTGAACATAATGTCAGAGAATGTTTCGCCAGCTTGAGCCATCGCCTGCCCAATAAGTTGACCACCAGTATCGGCCCTTACGACTCGAACTGGGCTTATACCAAACTGACGTTGCTCACGAATAACTGCCATTATTAGCCGCCCTTTGTTGTATAGTAATTGCTGACACCGCTAAGAAGCGTAGTAGATGCACCAATGCGGGCAGCGGTCATAGCAGCTTTCCCTCTAGCTCTCTCAGAAGAAACTGCGACTGTATCCGCCTGTTGCTGTAGATAGCCTTGCGTCTGGATTGCCTTAATGTCTTTTCCAAGAGTTTCCTTCTGGGCTTTCATAAAAGCCTCGACG